CCCACAATCGCCCAGCTGGGAAATAAACCCAGCGCCCACGGCATGCCCTAGCGCCGCCGCTATCGTTTAGGCGTGCTCATGCAATAGGGCACGGCATGCCCTAGCACGTAAGCACTAACAATAAAAGCCCACGAAGGGGCTTTATTTATGATCTAGCTAGCCATTCCCAGCTAATGCTAGGCGGTTTGACTTCTCCACTATTAACGCGCTCTTTTATGTACTCTTCGCGCTCTTCCATTGTTTTGCAATAGTGGATTTCCCACGCTTGGGTTTTTGTATTGAATGCTTGAATGCGGTACATATTAGCCCCTTAAATTGACTTAATTTTTATTACTTTCGCCATTTTCACGCCGTGCGCTGGGTACGCGATAACGTCCACGCTTTTATCCCAGCATTTACGGCAACCGCTACACGTACCGCCGCGCGTATACGCTTCGCATAAAGTCATTGACGCCGTGGCATGCTGCGCCGTGGGCACGATAACGCTTCCATGCGTCCCAGAGATAAATTCGCCCGTGACGCTATCGCTAGAAAAGCGAACCGATACATTTTCCAAGCGCTTCATATCTTGAAGCACGCGCCTAAACTTCGGGAATTTATGCATGCGCGTGGGCAACCAATGCAAAACCCACGGCGTTCGCTTCATAACTTCTAGAATTTTCTCAGCGAGTCCCAGCGCGTACATGTCGCCGCTATCAAACCAACGAAAATAACGCGAATCGTTTAGCGCGTTGACCATATCGTCAACCCATTCAAGCCGCGCCCAGTCTTCGCGATTGTGTTCGCGTGGGGCTTTTACGTTTGGATAGCGATAATTTCCCGTCGTGGCATAACAACCGCTGCATGCGTCCACTAGCGTGCCGTCACCGTTTAGCGAGCCTGGGCATGTGTCAAGCGCTTGAAGCGACCAAGATTTAATGCCGTCAAGCTTCGAAGTTTTGCTAATCTTTACCATGCTATAGCCCCTTTAAACCTTATTTGTAATGTGAATCACTTGGAAGTGCTCGCGTAAAAACTTTTCAGGGTCCCCAAGCATGGAATTAAACGCTCTTTTTCTTTCTTGAACCGCTAGAAGGTTGCCCAGGATAGCGTTATAAATATCGCGCTTAGAGTGGTAGTAGTCCGCGAATCGCTCCCCTTCGCGATAATTGCGCCATTGATTCTGGGCGTGATTCGCTTCTATGTCAGCCACTAGCGAATGGTCCCGATAGTATTCCTTGAACCCTTCCAAGTCATAATGGGCGATAAACCCGCTACATTGATACAGAAAGTCATACCCGCGTTTATTGAGTTTTTCAATATTGCCGCATGCGGCGAGTACATTTTTAATGATTAGCGCTTGAGTTTTTAAATCAATAGGTTTCATTTTTAGCCCCTTATTTAGTCAACACGTCGAAGTAAGCGAGAAGAGAAACCACGCCCACGGCAAAAGAAAAGAGAAAACCGATAAAGTTAGTCATTGTTAGCCCCTTAGTTCAATTCCTCTGGCATTTCCACGGTGTCACCTAGTTTGCTTGCTACATAGCACCGCATGGCTGCGATCAGTGGCGTGTCTCCATGTGTCGGTGGTAGTCGGTTTGGGTGGACTTCGCAGTCTGGTCGTGCCGCCCACACGCCTTCAATAGATGCGGACGGCCACACCCCTATCCTCTCCCGCTCAATGATCGGCCCACCTTGTGACCAGTGTGTAGACGGCTGGAATTCATACCGAGTGCCGCGCACTCCATAAATTTTTCCCTCACACTTCGCCACTGCCCAATCAAGCGCGGCTCCTGTTAATTTTGACGTTTCCATTTTTAGCCCCTTAGACTTTAGAAAATCGGATGGATTGAACTAGCGCGCTAGATGTGTGCGCAGTGAAGAGCTGACGGGAATACCCCATATGCTCGGCTATTGCTTTCCAATCAGTGGTAACGCGCTCTGATTCGATTACCTTTGCATTGAATGCAAACCCGCCGAAGTCGCCCGCGCCGTGGGCTTTTATAGTGGCTTTGATAGCGTCCAATTGCTTGGTCAAGCGCTTGATCTCGCTATCTAGTGCGCCCGCTTCGTCAATGAATGCGGCGATTGTTGGGGTTAATTGAATGGTTGACATATATATCCTTCATTGTTAGCCCAGCGAACCATTCGCTAGGCGCATGGATTATAACGCCTAAATTAGAGCTAGGTTTACTTTGTCAACACTTTTATCCATTGTATTTTCTAATGACACTTGATAAATCGATAAATTCAAGTTAACGCGAGAAGCTGGGAAAGAAAAGAAAAACCAGAAACCCTAAACCGGCATTCGTTAGCAGCTAGAAGAGACATAAGAGAGCATAAAACGCGATAAACCAGAAACCTTCAATCGGCCTGAAACCCGCGATAAATAAGGAATCCCCCAAGCCATTCTCTGTCGCACTACATGTAAAGCGAGAAGCTAACACCTAAACACTGACAAACAATAAAACCGAAAAGAGATCGGTCCCCCTTCCCGCGGATAAATCAAGCCCCCAACCTGTCCCCAATTATTGACCTGTCCCCAATTAAATCACCCGCAAACCCGCACCAGCACTGCGTTTGCGCTGCGCAGCCCCATTCCCCAATCACCCCATCAGGCAGAGGGGGTACGGCTGGAAGCAGGAGCGGAGGGGGAGGCCCACTCCCCCATTCCCAAAATTTTTCTAAAAACTTCCTTATACCCCACTCCAATCGCCTACCCACATAGCTATACCAAAAGCCCGTTTCCCTATAAAAATTTTTGTCCTAAAACTTTTCTGGTACTACTTTTACAACGCTGAGTAATACTGATAGCTTAAGAAAAGTGCTAGAAAGTGGGTAAAGTATCGAAAAACACGGGGTTATATAAAGGTTCCAAGAGGAAAAGTATTACATTTGCTAAAGGAGCGTGTGGTCTTATAATTTGGTTGTTGGTGAGAGCTAACCGTTAACGGCCAGAACGACAGACCGCGTAGAGGAACCTTCTCGAAAGTCGTGCGATACGAAGTCTCAACTGTGGAGGCTGAAGGTCAAACACAGAGACAGCCGGAGAGACGGCGCTAACACGCATGAAGATTGTCCTCTGCTTAGTGCCTTATAAGCGTTCGAACGGGCAAGTCAGTCTTCAGCCGTGTTGGTGTATGAAGATCCCGCAAAAAGTCAGCGAGCCGTCTGAGCCATGTCGGGGATAAACGGCCCACCAGCAAAAAATTTTCTTTGCTCCGCACTGGAAAGGCATAGTATGGAATGGACACTGGCACACCCTCTTCATGACATTGACGACATGATTGAATTGGCTGACTCTGTTTACGGATCAGAGGTTGAAGGGATATTGAATCGGGATAGGAACGTCTTTCGACATAGGTTGACTGTTGCTACTACTGAACAACTGTTCAACAAGTCCAAAGAGTTTATTGCTGTGTGCCGCGGGGAACCTGAGATTGTTCCGTTGTTTGACCACAACAATAGATTTTCTGGTCACGACACTGTTAGCAAACTTCTTGGCTTTTGCTGGTTTGACCGTGGCGGCTATACGACCTACTCAAACGAAGAAATCTCAAATGCTAAATTCCACCATGTTGACCTTAGCTTGCCTGTACGTACTCGTATACGTCTGGTTAACGAGATGATTGATCAGCATATACTTTGGGCCTATAAAAACGCAATTCCGATTGTGTGTTCTACTTCTATCCGTGCTGACCATGATGGTTTTATGAAAATCCACAAAAAGCGTGGTTTTGTCGTAAACGGTTCTTATGCATGGATCCGTACAGAGGAGGCTATCAAGTGTTTGACGAAATAAGACAACCCACTGTTAAACAGAATACTGAAGAACATAAAAAGAAAGCTCGTGACGCTGCTCGTGCTCGTAATGCCGAGAAGAAAGCCATGAAGATTGCTTCTGGCGAAAAAATGCCTCGCGCTGGCATGGGTGGTCCTCCCCTTGGAACTGTGAACAACCCAAATGGTCGTCCTAAGTCCATCATTAACCGTGTGACCGAATATGGAGCTACGTTTAATAAGATGAACGAAGAGGCGATAGCTAAAGGTCATGGTCCTTTGACATCGGCTATGGAGACCCTTATCATGGCGATGAATTCTGACCAACTCGACATTAAAGAGAAAGCCAGGATTGCTGATAAGCTGGCGGCGTTTGAATCATCCCGTGCGCCAATCATCTCTATCGAACATGTGAACAACATGGTCAATAGCGAAGAAAACACTTCTGCTGAGGAAGCGTTGGACGATTTCATGGAATCCTTAAGAAAGGTATGATATGCACCTGAACTTAACCAACCCGAAGGGGAAGAAATGACTACAAACTTTTTGTACGCTCAAGCGCCTAACCGCAAAGGCAATCAATCTAAGCATACTGCTACGGGCACGGGCGGCGTTACTGCTGTCACTCGTCCTCAAGGCAACACGGTATATCCTTCTGGTCACCAAGCTGCTGCTAAAGCTTCTGGTAGCGCTACTTCTGGTCGTGGTCAGAAAGTAAGCGTGTCTTATCCAAAGTGTGATTATGCTGTTGGCGGTAACGATGGTTACATTGCCAAAGACGGCAAATCTTGGTTGAAGTGAGGTGACTATGTCTGGTTACGGTAAAGTAATTAACGGTGGCGGCAAGATGAGCAAGGGCCTCACCAAAGGTATCAACGATAAGTTGAGCACACGTACGAGCGAATTTGGTCGTCGTGAGAAAGTGGCTGTAGCAGTCCGTGACGTTTACAAAGTGAACACACTGTCTGACCAACATACACAAAACATCAATGGTGGCAAGTTCCAAAAAGGTACGCGACCTGCCAAAGTCTAAAGAAAGGAATAGCATGGCAACGTATGATATTGAGGCATTAAAGTCTGACTTACCCAACGCTAAAGAGCTATCTCAATTTGTTTACGATAAGACAGGCATCTCGCTTGACCTTGTTGGTAAACCAAAAGAAGAGCAATACTTAGCTGCTAAAAATGCTCTGGAAGGGAAGAAAGTTCCCTCAGAGTTTGTGACAACGGATAACCCGTATGTCCAAAAATCGGATCTCATTCCCAAAGATGAGATTCCACCTTTGCCTGAGCGTAGCAAAGACCTGCCTGATCCATCAAACATGATTCATCAGTTTGGCGCTACAAACATGCCTCACCCATTGGATCCTCAGTCTGACCGCAAAGTTCAGATCATGTTCCGTAAGTATGACAACAACATCATCACTTACCAAGTATTAGGACCAATGCACTATGTTGAAGAAGGCACACGTATCAACAAGTATGGACAAGAAGTTCCAGAACGTTACCGCTTGGTTGATCCTCGCACTGCTGAGCTTGTGCTCCGTAATCCTGATGGTACTTTTACTGAGCGCGGTCGTGGTCTCTACACTTATCTCACTGGTGAAAAAGGTGCTTCGGTTTGGCAAATGGTAGACCGTGACCTGACTTCTGCTTCCGGCAAAAACATCGCTGATCCCTGGGCGTAATGGAAGACTTTGCTGCTATTTTTCGTCAGAGACTGTCGAACCAAGCAGAAGCCTGTGCGCGAAAGACTTTGGAGCGTTTGCAAAAAGACCTCCAAGGTCCTCAAGAGTTAAAACCACAGGACGTTTTCTACTTGTCTAAGGCTGCTGACATCATGTTGGCAATCAGGGACTCGTATGGCACGAAGTGAGGCTACCGACTATGTAATGCCCATCTACAAAGAGAGGGCGTTAAAACATCTTGTAAAACTTGCTGGTGGTAAGAAAGCTGTAAAAGCTTTAGACCCTGAACAACTTCGCAAGATGATGGCTGCGCGAAACAAAATCGCGTTAGACATGCAATACAACCAGCTCAAGTGGTTCCGTCCATTTGAGTACCAAAAAAAGTTCTTTGAAACAGGACTTATCTCTACACGCCGAGGAATGATTGCGGCTAACCGTGCTGGTAAAACCATTGCCTCCACGTATGAAGCTGCCTATCATTTGACCGGCAAATATCCGTCATGGTGGAAAGGCAAGCGGTGGGACAAACCTATCGTTGCTATGGCTGCTGGTGAATCTTGGGAACAGGTCGCTAAGACTTTGCAGAACAAGCTTCTAGGATGCGATGACATCAAGCAAACGTATAAACTGGGAACAGGTTCTATCCCAAAGGAGTTGATTGATGACAAGTCCTACCGATCCGATGGAGCCAACGTCCTCTCAATCGAAGTGTGGCACTCTAGTGGTGGCAAGTCCAAGCTTTATTTCTCAAACTACACACAACAAGTTCGTCACCTCCAAGGCTTCGAGCTTGACCTGGTTGTGCTTGATGAGCAGCCCCCAGATGAAACTTTTTCAGAATTGGTTACTCGAACAGCGCAACGGCAAGGCCAAGTTATCTGTTCGTTCACACCACTGAAAGGTTTGTCAGGTCTGGTCCGTAAATTTTGGGATCAGATCGAAGGCTACTCGCACGTGCGTGTGACTTGGGATGACATCCCGTTTGAGAACGAATGGGGCGAATCGTTTTTCTCTCAAGAAGAACGTGATCAGCTTTCCCGAGATTTTATGCCTTGGGAACGTGAATGCCGTATGAAAGGTATTCCGCTGGTCGGCAAAGGCGTGGTGTTCCCGATGCTGGATTGGCCTGTCTACAAGTCTGAAGACTTTGACTTGAAGAACAATCCTAATTTGGAACGATTGATTAGCTTTGACTTAGGTATCAAAAATGACCCGACAGTTATCTCGTTCTTTTTTCGAGATCCGTATGAAGACATCATCTTCTTACATCGGCAAATTACGGTCCCCACGGGGGAGACACCTGACGAGTATGTTCATTACCTATTGGATCGAGAGTCCAAAGGTGTCCCCATTGCATTGCCCCATGATGCGGCAACGGCTGGCAGGTACACGCTTACTGAACAAAGCGTCCGAGAAGTTTTTGAAGATACGTACGGCCTCAATTGCATTCAAGGCGCAATTCTTAACCCGCCAAACGATCAAGGTAAAGTCACGAATCATAAATCGTACGGTATCAATATAATGCGACTAGGGATGGACCGTGGAACTTTCAAGATTCACGAGTCTTGCAAGGCTTTTTTGGACGAAGCAAGGAACTATGCCATTGATGAAAAAGGTCAATTCTCTGATCCAGACGATCACATTGACTCGGCTCGTATTGGCATCCTTGCGTTGATTCAGGGACATGGAGAATCCGTGGTAAGCCGAGCAAATACATTTGAAGCCCGTAGACTTGCCCCGATTGAAGGCAAAATGCAGCGCATTTAAGGAACTACTATGCTGGACAAACAAAATATTATCGTTGACAACCTTGCGGCTAATGGCGGCGGTAGAACTCTTGTCCAACAAGTAGCCCATGAGGTCTACATCAAGATGGTTGACTATCTTCGCTTGACTCAGGCGAAAAATACGCTCAACCGTTTCTCTGATTACCACTACCTGACAATTCCTGTTGCAAACTCTACGGAACCAATCCGTGGCGTTGACTACATCCACCCTGTGGTGGCTCCAGGCATTGATTACGCGACTTCAATCGTCACAAAGTGCCTGATGCCCAACGGCAAGGTCAACTTTGAGTTTGTGAAGTCCCATGAAGGTGATGTTGGCGCTCGTCAAGCCACCGACATGGTCTTGAACATGATCAACAACAAGAACGACTCATACGCAATCGTTCGTGATTGGGCGCAAGACAGCTTGTTGCACAAAGTTGGCGTTGTGATGGCTATGCCCATCCGTGAGCCAATTACTCAGTACAAAGAAGTCGAAGGAACACGCGATCAATTGCGTTCTTTCGAGATCATGGCTGCTGAAAAAGGTCTTGTTGCAAAAAGACAACAGATGCGCCGTATCGACGTTAATCTTGAAGCTGTTGCCCAAGAAGCTTTGGCTGAAGAGCAAGCCGGTGACGAGGATATTACGGACGCAATCCGTGAAAACACTGTTTATCGTGCCAAGTACAAGCTGACAGGCTACTCGACCAAGGTTAAGTACAAACACGTTGCACAGCACTATTTTGTTGCCAACCCAACGATCAACAACATCCAAGATCAGGACTTTGTTGGATTCTATGACCCCATGACTATCCATGAGGCCAAAGAACAGTATCCCTACATTGACGTTGAGCAGTTTGCTAAACACGCTGCCTACGGCCCTGCTGGCGCTTACCAAGCTGGCGCATTGGAAAACGATTTGGCCCTGCATGCGCGTGACTCTACGCCCGTCCCAGGCCAAGGTGTGATTGCTTCTCAAGGCGCTGATCAATATAGCCGTGTGGTTATGTTGACTACCGCTTGGATTCGCAAAGACATCGATGGCGATGGCGAAGAAGAGATCGTTGAATGCTGTTTCTCCGGCTCATACGTGCTATATGTGAAGGAAGTGGAATTCATTCCATTGGCTTCGATGAATCCAAAGCCAATTGTTGGCAACTTCTTTGGCTACAGCTTGGCAGAGCGTCTGGTTCCTATGCAGGAATACGCCACAAGTATTGCCCGTGCCGAGATGACGTTTGCTATGCAGTCGTCTACAGCTCGTATTGGTGTGAACCCAGAGTTTGTGGATGCTGAAGAGATCCAACGTGGCGTGTCTGCCATGTTTATCTTGGACCGCAAGTTTGACTCTAGCAAGCACGTGTACGAGTTCCAACCAATGCAGGGCAACTTGGGCTATGTCCAATCTGCAATGGAGCGTTTTGAGTCTGACAAGAATGCCATGATCGGCATGACATCACCTGGCGACATGTTGAACCCAGAAGTGATGAAAGACGGCAACTCTGGCTACAAATTGCAGTTGGCAATGGGTCCAAACCAGCTCATCCAAGATGAAATGGTCAAGAATTGCGCTATTGGTCTGCGTGATTTGATCTACATCACATGGCGCACCATGATTCAGTACGCTGACGACTACAACATCCAGCAGTTGGCTCATGTGTACGGCAAAGGTGGCCCATTCATGGACGCTGAGTCGATGAAAAACTTTGACTTCATTGACCGCAAGGAAATCAACATTGATTTGGCCTTGGGTTTCATGTCAGAAGAAAACCGTTTGACGCGCCAGCAGCTCATCTTGCAAACACAGCAAGGTTTTGCTCAAGCAATGATGCAGTTGGACCCTTCAGTGCCTGAATTGTTCTTTAAACTTCGTAAGTCGTTTGAAGACACTTTGTACGTCTTGGGTGTTAAGGACTGTGACGCTTACTTGCCAACCTTTGAAGAGGCGGCAAAGATTGCTCAGGCTAAACAAGCGGCTGGTCCAGGGTTGCCAGAGCAAGAAATGCAATCTAAAGTTCAACTTAATCAAGCCAAGACTCAGGAATCTCAGACTGTGGCTGCGTTGAACGTCAAGAAAGCAGAAGACATTGATATGGACAACTTCTTTGAGATGGAAGCGATGAAGAAAGGTAAACTTTCTGCCGTCCAAGTTGATTAAGGAATAGTATTGCAATGAAAAGCTTAGTAAAGGACATTCGTGATTTTTTCAACAAAAGGAGTCGGGCCTCTGACTCTTCTAAGGAGGCGAAATTTGAAAGAAAAACTCTAGCAATTGAGAACGGTGAATCGGCAGGACGACTGCTGCGAAACCAAGATTTTGCATTGATGTTTAACCTGTATAGGTTCAACATGTTGGAACAGCTAGAAGACTCTGGCGATGACCAACAAAGAATTAGCAACGCACATTATGTTGCTGGGGTCCGAGACTTTGTGAACTACATTGAGAAGTTGCAATATCTCGGGAAAATCGCTAACAAACGCTCTGAAGAAACAGAGCAATAAAGAATAGGATAAGATATGTCAGACGTAAGTGCTAACGCACCCGCCACTGAGCAAACTGGTGTGGTCAATCCCGCCGATGCCATCGCACAGATGATCGCCGCTAATAGACAGCGTACCGACTCTCAGCCCGAAGGTAGTACGGCCCCACCAGCGGGACAAGAAGAGGTGAAAACCGAATCCCCCGAGGCGGCTCCTGAAGAGGTAGCCGAACCTGAAGATAGTAGTGTTGAAACTGAAGAATCAGTAGATTCGGAAGTTGCAGAAGAACCCACCGATGGTGTAAGTGACGATGCGATTAACTTCCTAGAGTTTGCTAAGTCGAATCCTGACATGATTTGGCGCATTCCTAACAAAGATGCCGAAGGTGGTTTCTTGGAAGTGCCAGTATCGAAGGCGGCTGCGATTCTTGGTCAAGGCAGTGCTATCCATGAACATGCTCGTAAGCTTAAAGCTGAGAAAGCTGAGTTTGAGGAGTATGAAGCGAATCGTCGTAAGGAAATTGATGGTTTACAGATTGGACTTGAGTTAACTATTGTTCCTCAGTTGCAAAGTGCAGCAGATGAGCTTGTTACTCTCCAAGGCTACAACCAACAATGGCAGCAGATTTTTGATAGCACTTCTGATGAAGTGAAAAGGGCTGAAGCACAGGCGGCTATCCGTCAGAACGCTCAGTTGATTCAAGAGAAAGCTGAATTCTTGAAAACGAATCGTCCAAAGGTTGAGCAGTTCTATGCCCAACGTACTGCGGAAGTCCAGCAGCGTCTGGATCAAGCCCGTCAGTCGTTTAAGGACAAAGAATTGAGCAACAAGGTTTACTTTAACGAGATTCGTGAAAAGTTAACCAAGGATTGGAGCAATGCAAGTAATTCATTTGTGCCAGGAGTCCAAAACGTGGATTTAGTGTCATCCGATGAGTATTTGCTTGGTTTGATCCGTGATGGTATGAAGTTCCGCGAGGGGCCAAAGGTTGTCAAGAATGCTGGTGGATCACTGGCAGCTACAACCAAGGCTGTATCAAAGGCTAAGACCATTCCAAAGGACGAGACTTCAGAACTGCAAGAACGCGCAGCAAAAGGCGATAAGAATGCGACACGCGACCTTTTGGCAAACCAATTGATGGCGTTTAAACAACGTCGACGTTAATTCAGGAGAACTTTATGTCAACAATCACCTCTGCAAACCTCGGTAACGGCAACGGCGCTTACCAAACCGACATCGTCGTTAAAGACATGGACATGACCGTGTCCAACTACGTCAAGGACCGCACTCCTTTGACAAACATGGCAATGAGCAAAAAGCGCAAGATCAACTCGACCTTGCACATTTGGCCCGTTGACTACTATCGCACTCCCACCTTGAACGCCAAGTTGGAAGGTGCTTCTGTGTCTGCTTCCTCTGCTGACAGCAACACTCGTGCAAACATCGGTAACTACACACAGATCTTCACGACTGTGATCGGCGCTACTGGTACTGCTCGTGCTGTTGAACAAGCTGGTGGCGATCCCCAGGCATACCAAGAAGTCAAGCAATTGACCGAAATCATGTTCGACGTTGAACTGCAAATGGTTCGCGCTGACGGTGCTTCTATCAAGTACAGCGGTCAGTCTGCTACCCAAGGTTCTTCGCCTAACAACGGTCGTCGCTTTGGCTCTTTGTTCGCCTTTGCCGGTACACGTTCTGGCAACGACACAGACGGCACTTCAGTGTTGAACTTGGCTGCTTCTGACAGCGATGACACCACTTCTCCTGTTGCTACCAACACACCTTTCAACGGTTCGTTGACTAACGCAGGTTTGGGTTACTTCACTTTCAGCTCTGGCGTGACTACTGAAGCTTTCAGCCCTGTGCTGTACAAGCAATTGGTGACTGTTGCTGAACAACGCTTTAACGCTAAGTTGACAAACATGGTTTGCCCAACTTCAATGCGTACTGCCATCAGCACCAACATCCCACAAAGCCGTTCTATCAACCGCTTTAACCCCGCTGACAAGGGTGACACCATCAGCACTTACGAAGGTGACTTCAACTACACCTACCAGATCGACGATTCATGGGTGATGGATCAAACAGGTTCGGACTCTACGTCTGTCCTGTTCTTGAACCCTGACGTTATCCAATGGGGTAGCTTGCGTGAACTGGGTCCAAACAACGAAGTGTTCAGCAACGCTGACGCATCTTTGGACCAGTACATCATGGAAGGCACATTGATCGTGCGTAACCCCGCTGGTGTGGCTGTGTTGGCTGCTATCGACAATAGCACTACTATTGTTACTAGCCCACGCGCTTCTGCACAAGTCAAGCGCTACCTCGCCTAATCAGCGAGTTAAAGAAGAAGGCCCTTCGGGGTCTTCTTTTTGTCATTTTTAGGAGCAAAGTATGGGATTGAATGCGAATAATGAAGAAGGTTTGGTCAACGAAGACTATTATCTAAAGGGTAACCATGAAGCTGGTGTCGAGATGGTTCTTGCCAACAACGACAAGCTTTATAACGAAGTTAAATCGGGAACCTGGTCGCAGACATTCGATACCGGCAACCTGAAGTACACGATTGGCGCTCAAGACGGTACGCGCTATGTTCAGTACGAACAACGCAACGTCGAACAGATTAGAGAAGAGTGCAAGAACTTACGTGAGTTCTACAAGCAGTACGGTACTGATAATCCGTTCTTTGCTGGCACGGCTCACATGATGAATCTTCCAAAGTGTTTTGCTCATGAAATCAGCTCAAAGTGGTTCAACAACCGCCCTTGGGAATTGATCAAGCAAGACAAGAAAGAGAAGATCCGTTTTTACAGCATCGTCAACGAGTTTTACTCTGACTTTGTATGTCATCCATCAGGCCGAATTCCGTTGCCACCAACGTCATAAAAAGCGGCTTTACCATACAATCAACTATCCCGACAAAATGAGGAATTGAAATGTCAGACTTTATTCAATCTGCAAATGCTCTAGTGAGTCGAGTAGCAAAGTGGGTTGGAGCAATCCCAAAAAGCACTGGCATTTCCGCAACTAGCATTACTGATGGTGTGATCACGGTTTCTACCGATCCCACTGCTTTGATCATGGTTGGCGACTTTATCGGTGTTAGTCCACTCAAGGGTTTTTGCGTTGTTACCGCAGTAACCTCAAGTTCAATCACTGTTAACGATCCTGATGGCATGATTGTTAGTGGCGATTTGCCAGCAACTCTGTTGATGTTGCCAACTCAGTCAACTATTGAGATCACTCAGTCAATTCAAATGGGTGAATTGAAGATGCGTAAGCTGGAGTTGCCAGCCTTGCGTACAAACCCATACGACACCGTCAATCCTGTTGTATTGACTACTGACGAAAACGGCATGGCTCCTATCCCTGCGGATATGAACTGGCCTATTTTCTTTTTCCAAGAAACACCAAACAGTGAAGTTCAGCCTGGCACACCTGCTGCGAGCTTAGGACCTTGGATTGTGTATGACCGTGTTGGTGACCGCGAGATTATTCGCTTGCGGATGATTGACCAACTCTACATTCGTCCGTTTGGTGTTCCACGTGTGATCCGCGCCAGCTTCTCAGAAGTAGGTCCTAATTACGTGTTCACGCCAAACCCTGGCAACAACGTAGAAATCAAAGCGTATTACATCCGAACATTCCCATTCTTGTTTAGCCCAACAGAAGATGTGACATATCCTTTGGTGCAAAGCAATGCTGTGTTGGCAAGCTTTCCTGAAGGTTACTTCTACGCTACTTTGTGGGCTTACTACGACAAGAACAAGAACACAGACGAAGCTCAAAAATGGCTGTCACGCCTCGATGACGCTTATGGCCTGATTGAAGACCAAATGGTGAAAGATAAATGGAGTGGCGGTGATCGTCACTTGACAAGCGAATTCCAGCCACGTGGCTATCGCTACAACTTTAAGTGAGGTAAGGGATGGCAACTAGCGGTCTTTACGGGACAAGCGTTACAGGGCCAGTTCAGGCAACTCCTGGCGCTGAGACTAACGGTCTTTACGGCGCTACAGTTAAATTTGGCGTAACGGGTCCTACCGGCCCAACTGGTGCTACAGGCCCCACAGGCGCTGGCGCTACAGGCCCTACAGGCCCTACAGGCGCTCCATCTACAGTTTCAGGACCTACGGGTCCTACAGGCGTTCAAGGTCCTACAGGCCCTGCTAGTGGCCCCACGGGTCCTACTGGTACGGCAGGCGCTAATGGCCCAACAGGTCCAACAGGCGCTGCTTCTACAGTGGCCGGCCCAACTGGTGCTACAGGTTCTGTCGGCCCCACTGGCGCATTAGGCTCAACAGGTCCAACAGGCGCTTCTGGAACTTCTGGTGCAACAGGGCCAACCGGACCCACAGGAACATCCGGAGGCACAGGCCCTACCGGTCCTACAGGAACTTCAGGGACTGCAGGTCCTACTGGCGCTACAGGGCCAACAGGGTCTTCTGGTGCGGCTGGAACAACTGGTCCAACTGGCCCTACAGGTAGCACAGGAACTGCCGGTACAACAGGCCCTACGGGGCCAACAGGTGCTGCTGGTTTAAATGGAGCTACAGGACCTACAGGTTCTGCTGGAGCAGCGGGTACAACAGGTCCAACTGGTCCTACTGGTGCAGACTCTACAGTAGCTGGCCCAACAGGGCCTACAGGATCAAATGGTAGTACTGGTCCTACAGGACCAACTGGCGCAACTGGAGCTACTGGTTCTGGCGGCGCTTTGGGTAACTACGGTTCGTTCTTTGACATTACAGATCAAACTGGTTCAACAACTGCACAAGTAGTTGCTATTGGCTCTACAACATCTGCACAAGGTGTGAGTTTGTCTGGAACTGGTCAAATTGTTATTGCCAACCCAGGCACGTACAAGTTCACCTATTCGATTCAACTTCAAAACACAGATAACACTATTCACTATGCAGACATCTGGTTGAAGTACAACGGATCGAACTACCCTGATAGCAACACACGTTTCTATGTACCTGCTCGTAAAAACTCAACAGAGTATGGTTTTGCTGTAGCTGTTGTTGACTTCATTGGCACATCAACTGCAGCCAATGATTACATTGAACTGTTCTGGCAAACAGATAGTACGTTGGTTACTATTGAAACAATTGCTGCGGCTGGTTCAATACCAGAGACACCTGGCGTTATTGCCAACCTGTCTCAAGTGATGTACACCCAAGCAGGTCCTACTGGCCCGACAGGTGCTGCTGGCGCTGGTATTACATACAAAGGCGCAGTTGCTACTGTTGGTGATTTGCCATCTTCTGGCAATTTGGTTGGCGATGCCTATACAGTTCTTGCAAACAATCATTTGTATGTTTGGAACGGAACAGCGTGGATTGATAACGGTTCTTTAGTTGGGCCAACTGGCCCTACCGGTGCTACTGGAGCTGCTGGTACAACAGGACCTACTGGCCCCACTGGCACAGCAGGAACAAATGGTCCAACAGGCCCTACTGGAGCAAATGGAACAAATGGGCCAACAGGTCCTACAGGAGCATCTGGATCTGCTGGCGATAATGGCCCTACAGGTCCGACAGGAAGTACAGGTGCTAATGGCCCAACTGGTCCTACAGGAGCAGATTCAACTGTTGCTGGTCCTACAGGCCCTACGGGAGCTAGTGGAACAAGTGGCACGACAGGACCAACAGGCCCAACTGGATCTGCAGGTACTAATGGACCTACTGGCCCTACTGGTGCAGCATCTACTGTGGCTGGCCCTACAGGCCCAACTGGCGCTGATGGAAGTGCTGGCACTACTGGACCTACAGGTCCAACAGGAAGTGCTGGTTCTGTCGGTCCTACGGGCCCTACTGGTGCTGTTGGTCCAACAGGTGCTGCGCTTAACGCTACGTACACTCGTACAAGTTTTACAGCAACTGCTGGACAGACAACATTTAGCGCAACTTACACAGTTGGCTTTGTTGAAGTTTATTTAAACGGTGTGTTCTTAAATGGAACAGATTACACCGCGACAAACGGAACTTCTGTTGTGTTGGAATCTGGCGCTTCTGCTGGAGACATTGTTGAAACTGTTGCGTTTTACACTGTCAACGTGGCTCCTACTGGACCTACTGGACCTACTGGTTCTAATGGTACTGTCGGACCTACTGGACCTACTGGACCAGCCGGGAGCGGTAGTTCAACATCAATCGGCCTAGTTCGGGCCATCGCAATCAATTGCATTTTGCCTTAAGGAGTTTTCATGCCCGCAAATACCTCTCCCATTTATTCCATCGTTGGCTCTGTTGATTCAGTAGCATCAAACAACTCAGGCTTGGTTGTTGGCCCAACTGCTAACACTGCGCTTGATGGTTCTGGTACTTTATACAAAGCGTTCACCGCTGGTACTAACGGTTCTTACGTTCAAAAGATTCGTTTTCGACCAGTTGGCTCACCTGCTGCGACTGTATGCCGTGTTTTTATTTCTTCAAGCACTACAACTAGCGCAACTAACACTTGGCTGTATGACGAAATCACATTGCCAGCGGTGACGCTTTCTCAAACTGCTGCTTCAAGCGTGTTTGAATTGCCATTGAACTTTGCTTTAGACCCAAGTTATTTGTTGTACGTTACATTTGGTACATCAACAGGTTCTGCTGGTACTGGTTACTCTATCGTAACAATCGCTGGAGATTATTAAAATGGAAACATGGTTTGCTATTCAATTCGTTGATGGCTCTACTGGTTTCATGCACTTGATTGACGGGAATTGCCAAAGCGTTTATCGTGCTGACGGTAATGTTGTGAGTGCAGAGGAAAAAGTGGAGTACACCTGCACAAGCATGGATGCTGCACAGCCTGAATGGTATATAGCGCCTACACCTACTGAGTAACTATGCTCGACCTGTTCAACATCGCCAAGCCGCAGGGCTGTGACATCCAGACTTTTTATGGGGACGGAGGAACAACATCTGGCGGTCAAAACCAAAAAACTTGGATAAAGCCAAGAGGTGTAAGCCATGTCTATATGATGCTTATTGGTGGTGGTGGCAACGGTGATAACACAAACGCTGGGGGAGGTTCTGGCGCTGTAACCGTATGGTACGGAGCTGCGCAACACGTGCCTGATTCTTTGGTTGTAGCACCGGGCCGTGGAAATGGTAATAACACTACTGTTTCTGCAAGAGTTTCAAATTCTGGTGCAATCCCTACTGCACTTTTGACAGCAAATGCTGGAGTTTCTACAGTTGGTGGAACGGCAATGACAGCTAACCAATTTTCCGCTTCTGGATTTTTTCAATCTGTTGCTGGGCAGGCTGGGGCCAGTAGCGGATCAACTGCGTCTTCTACAACTTTTCTAAATGGCGGCGGAAATGGTGCAGCTACTTCAAACTACGGGTACACCTGTACAAGTGCTGGTGGCGCAACCAATGCTGGATTCTTCCAAACTCAACCAATCATTGTTGGAGTTGGCGGATCGTTGAGCTATCCGGGTGGAATAGGCTGCGGCGGTGGTTTCACGAATGGCGTTGGCGGCCCCGGCATGGTTTTAATAGCGAGCTGGTAAATGTCATATCCTATAAATTACCCAACGCCTCAAGGCGCAAACGTTCAAATCTTCAGAGAAGGTGGCACAACTTCGGATTGGGTTAAGCCACAAGGCGCTTCGTTCGTCTGGTTTACTTTGATTGGTGCTGGTGGCGGTGGAGGCGGGGCCGATGGAACTTCTGCTGGTGCGGGCGCAGGTTCTGGAGCCGTTACTAATTGTATGGTTCCTGCTTTTTTAATTCCAGATGTACTTCAAGTTAACGTTGGCCTTGGAGGAAAAGGTGGCGCTCTTGGTGGAGGAAACGGATTTTCTGGAAGTGCAAGTACTGTTGTTTATCAACAAAAAGATAATAGTGGATACACATTATTAAACGCTAATGGTGGCGTTCGTGGTACTGGTTCTTCTGGAGTTGCTGGAACAGGCGGTGCTGCTGATTCATCAAATTATTTTTCTTGTATTGGTTTTTTTCAATCTATTGCAGGACAAAATGGAACTTCTGCAACTGCACAAACAGCATCTGCAACAACTTTTTTGGGTGGTGGTAGTGCTGGAAACTATGCGACAGCAACAGCAAATTATGGATATTCAGTATCTAACGTTGCTTCAACTGGAAGCGGCGCTCCTTCTCAATTACAACCAATTATTGTAAGTTGTGGTGGTGCTGGAGGAACTATTGGCTCGCCAGACCCTAAAGGCCAAAAAGCAGGATTTGGAAGCGGCGGCGGCGGCGGTTATTCAAATGCTGCTACTTACGTTGGTGGCGATGGCGGTGACGGCCTCATAGTAATCATTACATGGTGACAAGATGCTAGATATTTTCAATACACCAACACCGCAAGGCGCAAACTACCAAGAGTTCTATGGTGGTGGAACTACCCGTGATTGGATTAAACCCCGTGGCGCATCTATGGTGCGTATGCTTTTAATTGGGGCAGGTGGTGGAGGCTCTGGCGGTTGCGTTGGTGGAGGTAACGGAACTAACGGCGGTGGCGGTGCTGCTAATACTTCATGGATTGGGCCTGCCATCTTTATCCCAGATCAATTGCTTATCTCTATTGGATTAGGAGGCAATGGAAGTGCTGGCTCAACAACTACAACAGCTACGGCAGGAACCGCTGGTACTGCATCATCTGTAATTTATCAATCAAAAAATAGTACAGGATATACGCTTTTAATTGCCAATGGTGGGGCTGGTGGCGTTACTGGTTCTGGTACTACTGCCGGTGGTGCTGCATCTTCAAATAATTTTTTTGGTGCTTCTGGTATTTTTAAGTCTGTTGCTGGACAAAATAGTGTTAGAGCAACTGCTATGCCAGCATCAGTTACAACTTTTCTTTCTGCTGGTTCTGGTGGAGCTAACCTTACAACAATTGCTGGATTTTCTCTAGGTGCAAACTATGGATATCCAACTCTTTCAGGTGGTACAACTGGAACGGCTGGTGGTAATGGTGGTGATGGCTATCTTTTTATTCAACCAATTATGGTCGGAGTTGGTGGTTCTGGCGGTGGAGGTGGAACAAGTACTTCTGGCGGCAACGGAGGAAATGGCGGCATTGGCTGTGGCGGTGGTGGTGGCGGTAGGGGAACAACTGTTGGTGGAAACGGCGGTCGCGGTGGCGATGGCGCAGTATTTATTTGGTCTTGGTAAAAGGAAACTCTTATGACATTGGCAAGAAATCTCTCAACATTTGCTGACAATTTAAGCGCAGGTGGCGCATTGGTTGGAGCCAATGAGGTTGCAACCGTATCTGCTACTGCTGCTACAGGCACAATCAACTACGATGTAAAGACGCAATCCGTGTTGTATTACACAACGTCTGCCACCGGCAACTGGACATTAAACATCCGTGGTGATAGCACTACGACTTTGAACTCAATCATGAACACAGGCGAAAGTTTGACTTTGGTGTTTATGGCTGCTCAAGGCGCTACTGCTTACTACGCATCTGCTTTGACTATTGATGGCACAAGCGTTACACCAAAATGGCAAGGTGGTACAGCGCCTACATCCGGCAATACAAGTGCAACCGATGTGTATTCGTATTCGATCATCAAAACAGCATCTGCAACTTATACTGTTCTTGCATCACAAACCAAATTTGCGTAAGGAATCATCATGCCTTTGACCAACACAATTGGCACAGCCGCTGCTAGAAGTTATGGCTTTTTGACCAAAAGTGACATTGGCGGGTTGGTTATTTTTTATAGCAGTTCAGATGGTTCACTTACATCTGGTGGTTTTTCCGGCATTAACCTAAACAGTTCTGTTAATACTTTTTTTAACGGTACTAATAGTTATCCCTATTGGGATTTGTTTAGTTCTCAATCAGATGGAACAATCCGTTTTCAAAAGAAGATTTCAGCCGCTTATACAACTTCTGGTTCTGGTTCTTATTTGGATTCATCAAGCAATTTATTTGCACTTGGCTCTGATATGGGGCAACTTTCTAGCGGTTATGGTCCAGCGAATATTTACAAATTTGATTCAAACGGAAATTTATCTTGGAGAATTGGGCAAAATTATACAAACTTCATTAATTACGCTGATTGTGGCGTTGATTCTTCTGGAAATATTTATGTTGTTGGTGTAATTGATACTCCATACAGATACGCATTGATACAAAAATTTAATTCAAGTGGTTTACTTCTATGGACTGTCGCAAATGGTTATGCTGTTACTGGATTGAATAACGGCATAAATGCTTGTTATGTTGATAGTTCTGGAAATACTTATGGAGTTGGTTTTTTTGGCAATAACGTAGCAGGACAGCCAACAAAATGTGCAATATATAAATATCCAACTACTGGTTCTTCTTATACTTGGGTAAGAGGAATATATGATAGCGTTGCACAAAATTACCAATTTACTTCAATTTCAACAGATTCAGTTTATTTTTATGTTTCTGGTTATACATACAATGGAAGTATTTATGAATGTTTATTTTGCAAATATGATACAAGTGGAACTTTGCAATTTCAAAAAAGGATTTATACAACAACCAGTGTATTTATAAGCAGGTGCATTTATAGCGGCGGGTATGTTTATCTTGTTGGCTATGTAAACGTAAGCAGTAAAAATAATATTTTGATTATTAAATTAGATACATCTGGAACAATTATTTGGCAAAAAATGATAAGCACATCTGTTGCATTAAACGGCAGAAATCTATCTATAAATTCTTCAAATTTTGTAATTCATGCACAAATTAGCACTGCATCAACACAAATAGTTCAAATTGTGTTGCCAATTAGTAATGGCATTACAGGCACATTTACTGCTGGTGGATATACATTTACTTGCTCAGATGCAAGTTTGTCAATTGCCACATCAACATATTCATCTGGAACTATATTGCCTAGCAATTCTTATCCAGGTACAACAACTCAAACAACATTTGGTACTATTTCTACAACGACTTCATTGACTAAAACATCAACACCAATTTAACATCGTAAAAGCAAAGTAAAGGAAAAGAAATGCCATTCAGTTCTGAATCAGGTAAAGAGTACGTCAAATCTTTGAATTTGACAGGAAAGAAAATTGTAGACATTGGTGCTGGCAGCGGAACTTACAGGAAGCTACTTCCTAATCTACAAGGACATTGGACTGCCGTTGAGGTCTGGCAAAAGTACATTGACCAATACAACTTGGAATCACTTTATGACAAAGTGATTTGTGAAGATGCCAGACTGATTGACTACACAGAGTTTGACATCGCGTTTGTTGGCGATGTTCTAGAACACATGTCATCTGAAGACGCAAAACGTCTGCTTGACAAGCTTCGTGCTACTTGCAAAACAGTCATTGTCAGTATCCCGCTAGGCTACTACCCTCAAGACGAATACGAAGGTAACCCTTACGAAAAGCATGTGGTTGATGACTATTCACATGAGCAAGTTGTTGAGCTGTTTGGCGCTCCATCTGAGTACAAGATTGATAACGAGATCGGTGTTTATGTGTACCGCAAGCTAAAAATTGCCGTATATGCAATCAGTAAAAACGAGGAGCAATTTGTAGAAAGATTCTGCACTTCTGCCAAAGATGCAGATATGATTCTCATCGCTGATACTGGTTCGACAGACCAGACAGTTTCCTTTGCAAAATCTTACGGAGCCGTAGTACCCGAAATTTGCATCAGCCCTTGGCGGTTTGACAAAGCGCGGGATGCGGCTCTCTCTTTAATTCCCCGTGACTACGACATCTGCATCTCGTTAGACCTTGACGAAGTGCTTGAGCCTGGCTGGCGTGAAGAAATTGAGCGCGTGTGGAAAAGCAATACAACCCGTTTGCGCTATAAGTTTGATTGGGGTTGTGGCATTTCGTTCTTCTACGAAAAAATCCACCACCGTCACGGCTACCACTGGCATCACCCTGTCCACGAATATCCACGTCCTGACGGCAGGACTAACGAGATATATGCTCACACGGACATGCTACTGGTCAGCCACCACCCCGATCCAACAAAGAGCCGTGGTCAATACATGCCTCTCCTTGAGCTGGCAATCAAAGAAGATCCAACCTGCCCACGTAATGCTTTTTACCATGCTCGTGAACTGACGTTCTATGGTCGTTGGCATGAGGCTGTTACCTACTTGCACAAGTACCTTGAAATGGATGGGGCAACATGGATTAACGAGCGTTGCTATGCCATGCGTCTTTTAGGCAAAAGCTATGAACATTTGAGAAATCATAGCGAAGCTCTAAAGTGGTACATGGCGGCTTGCGCTGAAGCGCCAGGCACACGTGAGCCTTGGGTTGATTTGGCTATGTTTAGCTACATGCTGTCTGATTGGAATCAGTGCTATTTTGCTGCTCAGAAGTCATTGGGAATCAAGGATAAAGCCTTGGTCTATACGATGGACCCATCCGTGTGGACTGAGAAGCCTTACGACTTGGCAAGCATTGCTGCATGGCATTTGGGCCGCAAAAAAGAGGCAATCACGCTTTGTGAAAAAGCACTAGAATTTAATCCTAAAGACGCACGATTGATGTCCAATCTGGTCAAAATGACAGAGGATGAAGATGGCTGATTATCAGCGGCTGCGCTCCCCCTTTTCAAAGATGTCCTTCACGCCAGACGTTCCTAGCAACGCCCTTGGCCCGATGGAATATAACTCAGGTAAAAACGTCGAAGCTGATGTCCGTGGCATCAAGAAAATCTTTGGCGAAGAAGAGATTTTGACGGCTGTTCCTGCTGGCGCTATCTTTATGGAAGGTGGCTTTCGCAGTGAAACTAGCTGGGTTTACATCGTAGCTACCCGTGACTCTAGCAGCCACGGGAAGTGGTACATGGTTACTACAGCGGGGGTGTCTAACATCACACCTGGTGTTGGTTCTGACCCAAATGCTTATTTGGCTGGCTACACAGCAAACCTGAACATCACAACTTCGTGGGTTGGTAACGTGTTTTTCATCAATGACACGATCAACAATCCTATGCATTTCTTGCCTACAAGCAACGAAATCACGATCACTTCTGATGCTGAATGGAACTATGACGTAGGCGTAACTAGTACCCGTGCTGGGTTTGTACGCAACTACTGCTCTCCAAACGTAGGCAACATCTTGATCGCCGGTAACTTGACTAAGGTTATCAGCGGTACTGAATACAACTATCCCACCACAGTTCGTTGGTCACAGGCGTTTGCCAATACCGGCATTCCTGGCACTTGGGAACCTACTTTGTCTAACGTGGCTAACGAGCAAGAAGTTCCTGTTCGTGGTCCATTGATTGACGGCTTTTTCCTTGGCGCTAACTTCTACGTTTGCTCGTACTGGGATACAGTTGTTTTCTCTCCGATTGCCTACCAAAGCACGACAGCTCCAATCTTTGGTGTCCGTCTGTTTAACCAAGGCCGTGGTTTGTTGAACAACAACTGTTGGACCAACACTGATGCAATGGTCTATGGTTTGGATGCGCGTGACATCTGGGTGTTTGACGGTTCTAACTTCAACTCGATTGGTAACCAACGAGTCAAAGATTACTTCTTTAAAAACCTGAATTCGACGTACTATGACCGTGTGTTCATGGTGAACAACACTCAGAAGTATCAGATCGAAATCTATTACCCTGACCTGACATCAACAGGCTGGTGTAACAAGATGCTGTCATATCGTTACGATTTGGACATCTGGAATGCACCTAAAGACATTCAGAATGCTTGTATGGCAACAGAAGGTCCAAAGGTTGTCGGTGGCGCTTTCAAGCTTGCTTCACGTACTGTTGTCTATGCAAAAGGCGAAGTTGCTAACTCCAAGCTGATTCAGACAGGTGTTGGCAATTCTTTTGTAGGCTCGGCTATTGACGCTGAGTTTGAGCGTAACAACATGCCATTGGTCATGGCTGATGGCTCAGGCGTTCCGTACAGCTCGTTGGTGTATGTTCACAGGACTTTGCCTGAAGTGTCTGGCACTGGCAAACTGAATCTGACTATTGGTGGATCAAACGCTGTTGGCAGAAATCCAACGTATGGTCAGCAAGGCGTAATGGATATTGACACTGATTACCCTTGGATGACTACCGAACAGCAGTCCAGCCGTTCTATTTCCATCAAGTTTGGCACTAACGATGCTACAGACACATGGAATGTGACGGCTATGAACCTTCAATCGACAGTTACTGAGGATGCGTTCTAATGCCATTTGCGCTTGATTCATCGCCAGAGCTAAGTGAGATTTCCGAAGCAGTCAACTATTTGTTGGCTAACTTTGGAGCTAACCTTGCTGCCGATCCAAACACAGGTCAGATTAGTGGACCTAGTGGCGTTATTGTTGCTTACTTGTACAAGTACTTGGCTATCAAGTATGCAGACAGCTTTGATGGTTCGTCAGGGTTTAGCGATAGCCCAACAAACAAAGCTTACTACGGCGTAAACAACAGCAACTCTAGCGTTGAATCAACAAATCCTGCTGACTACATTTGGTACAAGGTAGCTGGTGGCGGCTTTGGTACTACCAAGTTTTTGTACTACCAAGTGGCTGGTGGTCGTCAGATCTACTTTGTAATTGCAACGTCAGCTCCTGATTCGACGTATGTACAAACAGGTACTGGCGCTATTGATTTGGATGTTGTTACTACGGTAACTATCTATCAAAACGCAGATCCAACAATCTATCAATGGACATCAAGTTCGACACCTCCTGCTAGACCAACTACGACAACAACGTACTATTGGAATACAGGTGTATATACAGCTCCATCTGGATGGTCTACAACAATTCCAAGCAACACAACTGCTGGTGATTATCTGTGGGCGATTACTATCCATTTGACTGTCAATGCCAATGTGGCGACATCAACGCTTGATTGGACAAACACATCGTATCCAATCTATTCTTTCTCAAAGAATGGATCTTCAGGTACTGCTGGTGCTAATGGCTTGTCTGCTTTGACGGCATACAAAGTTCAGTCACAGTCAGCAAGTACACCAACATTTACAACGCCAACTACAGGTGCTACAGCTCCAAGTGGTTGGACATTGACAGCTCCAACGGTGTCTGTTGGTCAAGTCCTTTGGTATTTGCAAGGCCAGTACAACAGCTCGTCTTCAACAATCAATGGAGTTGCTCCTAACACCACGGCGTGGACAGGCCCTGTTGCTGCGTCCATCTTTCAAGACATTCGTTCTGACAACTGGAACGGCAGTACGCCTCCAACGTATGGAACACCTGCAACATACGGTACGGCTGGGTATTACATTCAGCAAAGCACTGGTGACGTGTTCTTCAATAACGGAATTTTCCGTGCCAACATTGATACGTCAGGCCAAGGAAAGTTTGCAGGTCAAAACAGTGGAACTTATGCTGTTCGTGTGGCTGGAACTATTTATTCATTAGTTCCATCTATTTTTGCTGATGGCTCATCTAATCCTGCAACTGGTTCATCACGCACAGGCATTTATGGAGCAAGCGCTGCATCTGGAACATCTGCTGGTCAATTCAACGTAGGTGTAACTGGATTTGGATGGAATGGTGGAGGATCTGGAGGAGGAATTGGTGTTGTTGGCGAAGGTAGCTCTTATGGTGGTTACTTCTCTACAACATTTAGTACTGGCGTTGGTCTAACAACATATAACCCAAGTTCAACTGGCATATCTTTAGAGATTGCTGGTGGCAAGATGAAATACGGAGCGACAACAATTGATCCTCCTCCTGTTTCATCTCCTACAAATTATTACCTTCGTGGTGATGGAACTTGGCAATTAACAAGCAGTATCACTGCTGGTGTATCTAGTTTCAATACTAGAACAGGCGCTGTAACGTTGGCAACGTCTGACATGACGGGTACAGCCCCAGGAAGTGCTTATTATTTAAGCGGATCGGGTTGGACAACATTAAACAATGTGATGACCACCGCAACTGCAAACAGTGGTTCTGCTACAGCAAGTGGTAACAACATAAACTTGCTTGGCTCTACTTCTACTGGGATTGCTGGAGCTTATGTTGGAACAACTGCCTCTGGCAATACAGTTACGTTTGGAGTTCAGACAACCAGCCCATCTGACGTTCGTTTAAAAGAAGAAATCCAAGACGCTGATGTTGGCTTGGCATTTGTCAAACAACTTCGACCTGTCTCATATAAATTGAAGGCTGATCCAAAGCATCAAAAAGGCTATGGGTTTATTGCTGACGAGGTTGAGCAACTAGGTGTCTATGGCTCATCATTAGTTTATGAAGAACCTGATTGGAAAGTAGGGGATGAGATTGGATTTAAGACGATTCACTATCCTTCATACATTGCTGTTTTAACCAAAGCCATTCAAGAGCTGTCTGCCGAAGTAGAAGCTTTGAAGGCTCAATTGGGGAAGTAAATGGGACTCGGAGTTAATCAACTAGATCAAATGCAACAGCCACCAGGGCCAGGAAAAGATTCTGGCGGCGGGAAGTTTGGCAATCAAGGTGCAATCACCAACTCAGCAACCTCTGAACAGCCAAGCATTGGCGCTCCAAACCAGTACGCAAGCACTGTTGGTTTAGGGGATAATCAGAAACAGATAACGCCCATGCAGGGCAAAGGTAAAGGAGCTTAATATGGGCGGCGGTAAATCATCTGGAAGTTCGGCTCCAGTAGTAACCGAAGAACAAAAAGCGCAGTTACGCGCACAGACGGGTCTTCTGACAGACACGTTAATTCCTGCGTATCAACAGACTATTGCTGGCGCTAAAGGTAACTTAGAAGACCTTTCTCCCTATGTCAACAAAGCTGCTAAAGCTGGTTACAACCTTACGGGAGATGTTGCTCAAGGCGCAACTGCTGCTGGCACAGGAATGATTGGTCAGGGGGCTACAGGCTTGTCTGCCTTGTTTGATCCTAACTATGAAAAAGGCCAAGTCCAAGCTGCTTTGCAAGCTGGTCGTGAATCTGCTCGTGAATCTCAAGCTGGTCAGAATGCCATGTATGGAGCTGCTGGTGGGTTGGGTTCTGCTCGTCAAGCATTGGCTGATCGCAACCTGCAAAGCTTGAATGAACAACGTCAAGCCACTGCGGCTGCTGGCGCTCAAGCTCAAGTTCAAGCTAACAAAGCTGCTGCTGCTCAATCTCTCATGGCTGGCGGTGGAAGCTTGTTGCAAACTGGTCTTGGGGCGGCTGGTCAACAATTGAACATGGCTAATGCTCCTATGGACCTGTACAGCAAGTACGCATCTATTGTGTACGGCACACCTGGTTCTGGTGGTGGCAATTATGCTGGAACTCAAGGTCAAACAACATCTAGCTCTGGCAAGGGCTTCCAATTTAAGTAAGGATCCAATATGGCAGAAGCTTTCCAATTTGGGTTTGGCAATCCTGATAACTTTTCAGACTTTGCTCGTTATGCGGGTTTAGATCGTAAAACTGGAACACCTACGCCATATGATTTGGGCCAAAAAGAGGGTGTTGCTCCTCCTGAAAACTTTTCAGAATTTGTGCAGCAAAAAGCTATAGATCCTTTTAACCAAAAGATTGACTCATTGAAACAACAAGGCGCTAACTTTGCTGGCGCTATGGATCAATTTGGTCAAGGTAATTTTGTTAAAGGGATGAACACTGCTCGTGGAATGTATCCTGCTCAACAGGCTACTCAGACAGTTGCTCCAACGACTCATTGGCAACTTGGTCACGATATTGATTAAGGACAAACATGGCACAAGATTTCGCTATCTACGACCCTAAGCTCAGTATGCAAGCAGCAGAGCCTCCTGCTAATGCTCCACAAGCTATTGTTACAGGCGTAACTCCTCCTGCCGCTGGTCAGGAAAGTGGTGTTACCAATGTCAATCTTGATTACGATCCAGACTTCAAAAAAGCAGTTCAAAGTCTTTCTGACAATTCGCCAGAAGGTCGTAAAAAGACTGCAGACATTTTTTCCCAACGCGCCAAAGATGCTCAATTTGAACATCCAAACGAACAATTTCAACCAGGTGATTTCCTAGTTGCGTTCTTGCGTGGTCGTATTGATGACATGTATACCGCCTACAACGGTGGTCGCAAGAAAACTGAACTCGGAACTGACGCTCTTGGTAATGTTTATTTGGTAGGCAAGAACCAGCGTGGTTTTAATGGTCGCATGTACGAAGAGGGAAGCAATCGTCCTCTTACAAGCAATGAAGTATCTGCTGTAAATCAAACCCGTGGAGGTGTGATTACAGAGTCTTACTTAAATGCGATGAAGACTGCTAATTGGATGAATGCTCAAGAAGCATCTAAGCAAGCAGCCAACAATTCCATCTCTCAACTGAATGCGACTCGTACTACGGCTCAAGCTGCTGCCAACATGGGTAGCGCTACAAACCGTAACATCGACGAAGAAGTTGATTTGGCTATCAAGAACCGTCATGTACTTGATTACATCGGTAAGCTTGATCCAAAACAACGTCAAGTATTGCTTGGTTATGCCAACCGTTACTTGAGTAACTCTGCTTCTATCAACAAAGAAGAACAGAAAAAAGGTTCGACAGGCGTATCTACTCAAGGCCAATTTGGCGTTGGTGGTGGTGGTCTTGGATTCAGTGGTGGTGCATCTGGCAACGTCAATGCTTCACAAGCAAATGCTGAGGCAATCAATCGTTCTAATCAAATCCAAGAACAGCAAACTCTGCAGACTGCCATCATGCAGCAACTGCAAGGTGCTATCAAAGATTCCCGTGAATTCAATGATTTCATGCGCTTGGTGTCGTTGAATGACATCAACAATAAGGCAATCTCCGATGTTCCTAACGAAGCAAAGCCACAAGGTTTCCGCGATCCTTCTGCTGTAGATTTGTTCACAGGCGGTTTGGATTCATTGTTAAAGAATCGTTATGTACAACAAGGCAACAATGCTTTGATTGCTGAGTACAACAAAGAGTTGTACAAGTCACAACGTGATGCTATTCGTGAAGGTAAAGTTTCTGATCCTCTTGAAGTTCAAGATCGACTAATGAAGTCTGATTACTACAAGGGCGTTGAAAACTACGTCAAACAAAAGATTGGTATTCTCACTGGTGAAAATCCAATCAAGAAAGGCGATTTAATTTTGGACAAGACTACTGGTCGAGTTAAACGAGTTGAGTAAGGATCAGACATGGATACAAACTTTTCCGAGCGCGAACTTGAGTTGATGCAACTGCGTCAGCAAAGAATGGCTGAAGCTGCTGGTCAAACAACGCAACCTGCTCAACAAGCTGCACCTGCTCAACAAACAGGCATAGCTTCTCGTGCATTCATTCCATCAACACAAGTTGCTGTACCTGGTGGAGAAACACAACCTTCTGCTGCTCAACCAAACACTCAGCAAATGAATGAAAGTGTTGGCGAGGCAATCCCAGGAATGCTTAAAAATGTAGCAGTACCTGCGGTTGGCGCTGGCATTCTTGCTGGCCTAGCTCATCTGTTGTTGGGCGGTAAGGCTGATACCACTGGCGATGCTAAAGCAGGTGAACGCCGCGATCCTCTGATGGACGTAAGTCAAAAAGGTCGTATTGAGCCAACATTATCAGCAGAACCACAGTTTGCTCCAGGTCCTGTTGCACCTACTCAGCCCGTTGAACCAAAGCCTTTGTCTCCATTGGAACAAGAAGATTTGCGTTTGAAGCAGCTCAAGAACCAACGTCTTGAGTTGGCTATCCAGCACGACAAAGAAAAGGCTGAACGTGCCAAGGCTGAGTACGAGGCCAAGCAAGCTAAACAAGCTGCACAGGCTAAACAAGTTGCTGGCGGTACTTTGACAGAAACAGAAGCAAAAATGCTTGCTGCTTCAGAGACTGCCAAGATTAGCAAAGCTGTTATTGCTGATCAAAAACTTCAACAAGCTTCAAATGCTCGTACACAAGTAGAAGGCGCTGTTGCACCTGCTACTGTAGCTGCAGTTGAAAATGCAACACCTGCCGCAGTAGCTCCTGTTGCAGAACCTGCTACACCTGCCAAACCTAAACAGAAATCAACATTTAAATCAGCAGCAGAAATTCCTGAAGGAATGATTTTCCGTCCTGATGTTGGAAATCTTGATCGCTCATTGGCAAACGCTCTTGGCCCAGAACATCGTCTGTATGCCAAAGAGTTGATCAATGAAGGAAAGATGTTTGGTCATTCCACAGACGTTAACAAAGACGTTTCTCGGATCACAAACGAATATTTCAAAGCTCTTCAACAACAAGTGCCAGAAACTATTCTTTCTCGTGATGCTCGTAAAGCACAAGGCGTTGAGTCAAAGCTTGGAACATATGGGAAGGTCCTTGGTCGCGGTGCAACGTTGGCTGGTGTTGCTGGAACATTGATGACAATGGCTCAGTCTGCCAATGCTAAAGAAGCTGCAAATGCTTTGGGCGAAGCCATCTTGCCATTAGGTGCAACTCCTAGTGAATTGCAACCAGGCACATTGACTGCCAAACAACTGAAAGCTTTTGAAGAAGCCAAGAAACTCGGTAGCCCATACCGTTCTGTTCCACCTCCTAAACGATAAGAAAATGACAACGATTGACGCAACAGAAGCACGTCTAGACACACACGAGCAAGTATGTGCTTTCCGCTACGAGCAAATCAATGCTCGTCTTAAACGCCTTGAGGGCATCATTATCAAAGCATTTGGCATCCTGACTGTCGGGATGGCAGGTGTTATATGGGTTTCTGTTGTTCCACACGTGAAATGATGTGCCAATCGGAACTGCGTTACTTGCCGCAACAACTGCTTTTAAGCTAGTTAAGGAAGGCTGCGCTCTTTACAAAGAAATAAAGGGTGTAGCTGGAAACGTCAAAGGGATCATTGATGACATCAATTCTCAGTTCTCTGGCAAGACGGTTTCTAAGGAGCAAGCTAAGAAGATTGAGGCTGAGAAGGCGCGTGTTCAAGAAATAGCCAAAGCTGATCCTACTGATGTCATCTTTAAAATTGGTGACGAACTAGGAAACATGTTTGATGCCTTTGACAGAGTTGAGGCTTTGTTTTGGGAGCAAGAAAGAGAATCTAAGAAGCTTCAAGCTGCTGATGTATCTTTGAAGCGAATGGCATTGAAGAGGATTTTGGTTAGACAAAAACTTCAAGCCATGCACGTAGAGATTCGTGAGCAAATGGTTTACCACTCTCCACCAGAGCTTGGTGCTTTGTGGAGTGAATTCGAGGCGATGAGAAATCAAATCGAAGAAGAACAAAGAATAGCAAGGGAGAAGCAGGACCGCGAAGACGCTGCTAATAGAGCAAGCAAAGACAAGATGGTGCGTGATGCTAAAGAGAAAGCCTGGGAGGCTGGTGTCACGTTTTTTGGTCTGTTTTATCTATGGTGGTTATGGTGGGCACTCAGAAATCAGGTAGGCCAGACGGGGTCTTCTTAGCTCACATGCTAGTTCTCGCTGTATTGGCACTTGTCCTGTACTTGATGTATGTTGTTGTGCTTGATGCAATGATGAACCATGAGCAAGCAAAAGTTGATCGCAAGCGTAATGAAAAGTTACGTAATGAAGTTGAAACTGTCTTGAAAGACATTAGAAAGGTAAACAATGCTTCCAATAGTAGCGGGGATCGTAGCCAACCTAATCAATAACGGGATGCACAAAGTGGCTGATGAAGTTGTTGAGAAAGGCGTAGACGCTGTCCAACAAAAGCTTGGTATGGAATTGAAGCCAGAGGGTGAAGCCACCCCTGAGTACAACGCAAAGCTGCAAGAAGAGGCCAACCGTCATTCAGAGTTCATGGCTGAGTTAGATGAGAAATCTACTCAACGTGCTACTGACATGTACATGGCTGATGAGTCCACACGCCGGTTTAGCCAGCACTATGCTTGGTTCATCACGGTGGTGTCGTTTGCCTACTTCTTCATCGTGTCATTTGCCCCTGTTGAGAACCGCAACCGCGACTTCATCAACATCATCTTGGGCTTCTTGATTGGTACTGCTGTTAACTCGTTGATCCGCTTCTTCTACGGCTCTTCTAACAAGTCTCAAGAGGCTGTTGATCAGAAGCAGAAGGAGCAAATCTGATGGTTACTCTGGACAACATCATCTCTGCTGGTGTTAAGCCAGAGGTAGCGGCTAAGTGGCTGGCTGCCATTCAAGTCACTTGCGAGAAGTATCAGATCAACACCAAGCAACGTATTGCTGCTTTCTTGGCTCAGTGCGCTCACGAGTCTGGTGGCTTCACAATGCTTGAAGAGAACCTGAACTACAAGGCAGCTACCTTGGCTGCTTGCTGGCCTCCGAGGTTTGCCGTTCAAGAGCCTGATCCTAATAAACCAGGTAAGACTAGGCCAAAGAAAGATGAAAAAGGAAAGAACATTCCTACAGCAGTGGCTAACAGCATAGCCGGTAAGCCTGAGTTGATCGCCAACATGTGTTACAGCTCACGTATGGGCAACGGTCCTGCTGAATCAGGGGAGGGATGGAAATATCGTGGCAGGGGGCTAAAACAGCTTACTGGCAAAGATAACTACACTAGGTGTGGCACAGGTATTGGCGCTGACTTTGTCAACAATCCTGATCTTCTATTGGAGCCACAGTACGCTGCCCTGAGTGCTGGGTGGTTCTGGTCAGCCAACAAGCTCGATCTCTTTGCAGACAAAGAAGACATTGAAGGCATGACCAAGAAGATCAACGGTGGATTGATCGGTATTGAGAACCGAAAGAAGCGCTACAACGACTGTCTGGCTAGTTTCTAAATGCCATCAAGCTGGCAATAAAGATAACTACCGCTGAGAACAATCCTGCCCCTAAGATAAGGATTGTTGACAGTGCAATGATGTTGAATAGTTCATCGCTCATTTGACACCTGCTCTGCTGTAGATGTGGAAGTTCGTCACGTCTGTTGACACACGTTTCTGAGTCTTTGGGAAGACATTGATTGTGTTCACTGTCTGCCCTTGCTTTGACTCGCGTGAGGCGCGCGACTTGCCACCATTGATCACGCCATTGGAGTACTGAGTTGATTCAATACGAATCTTCGTCAAGAACTCAGGCATGTGCGTTTCTACAAACTTCGGATGGAATGCATTGATAGTCATACGAGTCTTTCGTGATTTAGTTTCATGTACAGAGCAAGGCCAAACAACATGCCAAACCAAGGCATGAGTGTGCGTAAGTCCATTGTCCAGTTCTCAGGGTTAAGTGATACGCTGATGAAGCTGCCTACCAGGTAGGACACAAACAGCGTGATGATGAAGGGGATGCAAGTTAATGCGATTGCTTTCATGTACATCATTTTTTACGCGCCTCCAACATTGCGTCTGCCATTGAATAAGAAGATATTGCAATCCAATTTTTAACTTTTTCTGTGTCTGTTATGTCTGGATTGCTAAATATTGCTTGCATCGCTTTAGCAGCAAAGTAATCACGCAAAGTCATGCCTTTTTTATCTTCTGTGCTATATGGCAAACTTTTTTGTGGAAACGCTGGTCCACCTGTATTCATAGTGCTCTCCATTCACGTTCTTTACGACCACTAAAAGATTCGACGGTGTTTCCTGTCAGCTCAACAGCATTGACTTTCATCATCTCTGGCAAACGACGAGCCACTTGATTTGGGTCTAGTCCTGAATACATGGCTATCTTGTCTTTTCCAAGGGGGCCGTGTTCTTCTAAGACCGAGTGGATCAGTGCGAAGTGTTTTTGTACGGTGTGTTCTTTTACTTGTTCAGCCGCTTCATGGCTGGTTGTCGGGTCAAGGGTTCTCGCCCGAGAAAAGAACTTCGAGAAGATCGAGTTGTTCATTAGTTATCCTTTGCTTTACTTGAACTCTAGCGAATACTTTAAGCTGTTCAGCTTCTTTGAAACAACGTCCTTGCTGTTCCATTTTTTCTTGATACTCCTTCGAACAATCTTCGCAAATCGTTGAAGGTTCACGCACCACCCTAGCGTAGTACAACCACTCTCTGTAGAGTTTTTGGCTTGGAAAACAAATAGGGTAGTGCATTGGTTTAGACCATTAGTTACATTCCACAACCACAAAGCTGCTTACCGTTCATTTGAACGACACAGCGATATGGGGCGTAGGTTGGGCAAGATGCCGCTGCGATACCAGAGGCGACTAACAATGCGATTGCGATTACTTTTTTCATTTCAATGCTCCTTTGATTACCAGGGAATATCGTCCGACATGTCTTGCACGGACTTGCTAGGGGCTGCTGCTTTTGGTTTGGCAGCAGTTTGATTAGCAGCACTCATAACAATGTCGTTGAACTCGCGTGAGCCGTAGACATGGTTCCAGTACTTGCCATCATCTTGTTTGCGGCTGGGGTAACTGATGAAGTCACCATTAGCACCGCTGACAATGCGACACCCGCGCACGATCATGAAAGGGTCCTTACCAGGGCCGGTACGGAGGATGAGGTTAAACGATGGGTACTTGCCATCTTTGTGTTCAACTTCTACTTGCAAATCAATCTTCATTTATAGCTCCTTTGCTTTCTTGATTGCGCTTCTTACTTTGGAATCCAATTGATCCCACAGATATGTGTGCTGTTCAGCTTCTAAGCCAGCAGCACGAACCATATTCAATGCACCTACTGAGTCACCGTCTGCCACCAGTGAGGTGATCTGCTGTGCCATTTCTTGTAGGAATTCTTTTTCGTCGTCAGGTACAAGTGCGCCAGCATTTGCACGGGGGGTTACTTTTGGACCTTCGGGGAGGTCTTCACCGGCATAGATGTACAGGCCCAAACCATGAAGTGCCAAAGCCTTGGTCATGCAGCGCATGATGGCGGTGTTGACTTGGAAGGCATCTGGGTCTTGGATTGCTTTGTTCTTGTAATCAAGGACGGGCAGTTGGCAGGTCATTGGTTTGCCAAACATAGTGACTGTCACCAGCACCATGCAAGTGCCGTTGATGTTCATGAATGGCACTGTGCGACGACGACCGTTCTCGCCGTACTCGTCATACATTTCTATCTTGTAGATAGCGTTAGGATCGGCCTTTAAAGCCTCTGCCCATGCCCATGCCCATGACAGGTATGACAGGCCGTTCTTTTTCTCAATGTGCTCGTTTACATTGAGTTTGAGTAATGCTTCTACACTCACTTTGCTTCTCCTAAATCAAATGCCATTTGCAGCTCGTTCTCAATGATTGCGATCTGGTCTTCTTCGTACAAGTCTTTGAACTCTACGAAGTGGTTCTCTTGACAGCAGCCAATGCCACCACGTGGTTCTAGGCAATAGCAGCAGTACTCTTGGCTAGATGCCTTGAACTCTTCCATGTATTGTTGGAACAGGGATTTAACTTTCATTTCAACTTCCTTTCTATCCTATCTAGGGTTCTACAGCTCAGAAGATCTGTGATGTCTTGTTCGTCAAGTGTCATTACCTGGTCAACTACAAAGTCGTCTTCGTCTAGTCTGTGATACCTGACGATAAACATGTACTTGTCAAACTTAATGTGCTTGATGAACTGTTTGTTTTTGATGTCGTAGGTTGACAGGTTTTCTGTCCACTTTACGGTTTCCATATCATCACCATTGCTAGTGCTGCTGCTACGAGTACTAGGATGATGTACAACGCCACATCCTTGATCGTCGCTGGGGCTTTGTAATGTTCCATCCATTGAGCGTTTTCTACAGTGTTTTGGAATGCTTCGTTCATTGAACGTGGGTACATCCGAACTGTGGGGTTAAAGTCATAAAGCATCATTGTCTCCAAACGGGTCACCGAAAGTTGACATGATCCCATTCTTGAGATTCATTTGTACATTGCCGTCATCACGGATAAGCTGTCCATGTTGACCAACCCACATGTCGCCACACTTGTTAAACACTTCACCGTCTTGACGAATCTTGACGTTATCCATGTCTGTGTATGTGTTGCCAGAAAAGATGTTCATGTTAAACATTTGCATTTTTTTTAACATTAACCATGTGGATCAGTTCTTGGATGTTTTTTGCATCAAATCCGCAAAACTGGTTGATCAACTTGAGAGCAGCCAACTGACCTTCTTGATAGCCTTGTTGAAAGGCTTCGACTACGTCTATCTTGCGTTCCATTAGTACAGCTCCGCTTCAAGCTCAATCTTGACAACAAAATCTTGTCCGAGCTGCTGTTCAAAGAACTTAATAATGTCGCAAAGTCTTCCCGTATTTAGGAAAGCACAACCTTTGATCTCAACCATTGGCTGCTCTTTGCAGAATGTTGAGTAAAGTTTAATAACGAAGTCGTCGCTAATTAAACTACGTAAATCGCGTCCCATAAGTATCCTCCTGTTTAGTGAACGTATGAGTATGGTAATGTACTTTCCTCCAATTGCAACAAATATCTTTTAATGGACATTTGTAGTCTGATAGAAAAAAACAATCAACCATAGTATTGTACGCAGGTATACTCCCGCCGTCATAAATAGCAAAGGAAATGAAATGTCTAATTTGAACAAGCATGCAGTTATGGAGTTTCGTGCTGCTGGATGGACGGATGAAACGGGCGCATATAAAGATGAAATGCAAGCTGCAATCTGTGAGCATGTATTGCAACTTTTAACAGTCTTTAGCGATGAGGGCCATTCAGGATCTTCAGCGCCTTATGCTGTTAATTTGTTCAAGAAGCTTGCGTTGTTTGAACCTATTGTTCCCTTAACTGGAGAAGATTGGGAGTGGCACGAGCCTACACCTGGTGTTTTTCAAAACAAGCGTTGCAGTCATGTTTTCAAACAAGCAGATAGATTTAATGGTCAAGCTTATGACATCAATGGCATTGTGTTTTATGAGTGGCACGAACGAGAACTAGACGAAGATGATGTTGGATACCCAGGAACAAGAAAGTTCAAGAGTCATTACACAAGTAAAGATAGTTCAGTGCCAATTACATTCCCATATACCCCAACTACAGAATATGTAGAGAAATCAACCAAGGAGAACGTATGAAAGTTGAAGAATTGCTAGAGCGTAGTAAATGCAACCTGTCTGAGATCGCCCGTATCTTGGGTATCACAGCACCTGCTTGCTACAAATGGAAGGCTATGGGTGAAGTGCCTATGCTTCGTCTGTATGAGTTGAAAGAGAAAAAGCCAGAGTGGTTTGAGGAGAAGACAAATGGGTAAAGGTTCAGCGCCTCGTCCTATCCCTAATCCAGACAAGTTCCGCGACAACTGGGATGCCATCTTTGGGATCAAAAAAGATCCAAAGACTTTAGAAGATCATGTTTGGAACGACAAGATGAAAGACTATCAAGTTGGAGTTGACTTAGCAATGATTAAAGGCGAAAAAGAGGAAAAGAAATGAGTTACGCAGAAGTCGAATTAGATGTCATTCGTTGGTCAGAGCAAAGACGAATCATTCCAAACAGCACACCCTTTGCACAGTCTATGAAGGCTGTAGAAGAGATCAATGAGCTGGTGGATGCCTTACGTTCTAACAACCGTGAAGAGGCCATTGATGCCATTGGTGACACAGTGGTTTGTTTGATCAACGTATGCGCTTTGCTGGACGTTAACCTGGTTGACTGTCTTGAAGCTGCTTATAGCCAGATCAAAGATCGCCGTGGCTACATGAATGCTGAAGGTATCTTCGTCAAGGAGCAGTGATGGTTACTGGAATAGAAGCAAAGGTCTGTGAAGACATAGCCAAGCGACAAGATCTTGGATTGGCAAAGTATGGAACCACTGTAGAAGGCAATCCCTTGCCTTTGCGTGATTGGCTGCAACATGCCTACGAAGAGGCCCTAGACATGGCTGTTTACCTTCGCAGGGCTATTGAAGAGCCGCAAGAATGCATTGATATTGTTAAGTACAAGACATTGCATCGCAAGTACATTGACGCATGTTTTGATGCTGAGTACACAAAAATGCGTTGGGAATCAGAAAAAAAGTGATATGATTTGCGAAACACGGCTAGGACAAGAGTAGCTACTTGTCTGAAAAGGGAACTCCCCCCCTGCCGAGGTTTCCATTTTGGGAGTTCGCGGAGATGCTAAATGCACTACTACAATTTTCACATTGGTGACTATGCAAGTCACACGCGCCATCTTTCATTGATTGAAGATTTGGCATTTCGTCGTTTGCTCGACTTTTATTACCTACATGAGCAGCCAATCAAGCAGCGCGACATAGCTCGTCAGATTGGAATGCGCGACAACGAACAAGATGTTTTGACGGTGCTGAATGAGTTCTTTGTGTCAACAGAGAATGGCTTTGTTCACCCTAGAGCAGACAAAGAAATAAACCAATATCGTGAGTTTATTGAAGCTGGTAAACGTGGGGCGGCTAAAAGGTGGGCAAAGGATGCCCATAGGGAGGCTAATAGCCCCCCTAATGCTACCCCAATAGCAACCAATAACCATAAACCAATAACCAATAACCATAAACCAATAGATAAAGCAACTGTCGTTGCACCGCCTGGCGGCGTATCTGATTTAGTTTGGAAAGAGTTCGTAGCTCATCGCAAATCAAAGAAGGCTAAAGTGACTGAGCTTGTCTTGGAAAACCTGAAGACTCAAGCAGACCTGGCGGGATGGACTTTGGAAGATGCGTTGAAAGAAACGATTGTTCGCAACTGGCAGTCGTTCAAAGCCGATTGGGTACAACCACGACAAACTTCCTTGGTCAACAAATTCGACATTGCTCATGTGACCACACCTACCCCGCCAAACCAAGACGCTGCCCTACGCAAGATTGAGGAAGACAGCAAGAAGGCTGCACCTATGCCAGACAGCGTTCGTGAACTTGTAGCAAAGTTGAAGGTGAAGCATGACTAAAGAACAAGCACATCAACTGCTAGACAGAGCCAAGTTTGACAGACTAACCCCGATCAAAGACATCCTAGACGCATTGGAGGCCACTGGTGATCTATCAAGAACTCTTAGAGCAACTGACCGAACACTATGCGGATATGGCGATGAATCCGTCTACTGTCGAACACGCCAGATGGATGGTGCGCAAGCTTCGTGATGACCCATCCGAACTGTTCAAAGACCTGCCCGAATTGATTAAGCAAAGGATAGAGGAAAAAAATGGCAAGAAAGAAGTACAAGCCTAAAGGTGTTCGTTTGGATGCTATGGCCTACATCAAGTCAGGATTCATGAAGGTAGCCAAAGTGCCTGAAGCCGGTGTCACACTGATCGCAAAGAACCATTCAGCCCTTGACGAGATCATGTTTGGCAGAGGTGACCGTGACCACACTGACATCCTCATTCATGCCTTCAATCAAGCCGAGGCTATAGCCACCCTATTCCCTGAGAAGGGAGCTGATTGGCTACCAGAGATTGGAGAAGCCCAGGACGCGATCTACAACATGGGCAAGCGAGGTGTAGCAGGTAAGGGATTCATCTTTACAGGACCTGAGATACAGGCAGTAAAGCTGGCGCTTTCAGTCCATGACCAACAGCTCGAAGAGACTTCGGTGCGCGAGATCGAAGAGGCTATCGAGTACGTGGCATCACGCATCAGAGCAAAGAAAGTACGTGTTATTCAATCATTGGAGAAAGAACATGCAGACGCAACAAATTCTTGATATGGCTAAACAGGCTGGATGTTTTGAGAAACACCAAGTGTTTTACTTTACAAGCCCTGAGCTTGAAGCCTTTGCCAAACTTGTCGCTAAAGCAAAAGCAGAAGAGCTGGCAACAGAATTGGAGAAAGGTCCACTGAACGACACAGCCACTTCGATTGCCATTTGGATTCGGAGCCAAGAATGATGTTGTACTGCGGCATCGACCCAGGCGCTGTTTCTGGAGCATGGGGAGTCATTGACCACAATGGCAAGTACTGGTCATGTGGTGACATCTCAAACACCGATGGCAAGATCAACACCTTGGACTTCAAAGCAGAACTAACCCAAGCGATTGACCGACAAGACGTTGAATTTTGCCTCGAATCCGTGCATGCATTCAGTGGACAGGGGGTAAGTAGCACCTTCAAGTTTGGACGCGCTGTAGGGGCCATAGATGCCGTCTGTGAGGCTTTTAGATCGCCAGTGCACTACGTCACGCCACAGAAATGGAAAAAACTATTAAAACTTGACTCCGATAAGAACAATTCATTGGAGCTGGCTAGAAGTTTATGGCCTAATGCGCCCTTAAGCAGAAAGAAAGACAACAACCGCGCTGAGGCATTGTTGTTGGCAGAGTACTTGAGGAGAGAGCAGTTATGACGCAAGATGAAATCATTGAGATGGCTAGACAGGCTGGTTTCCCATTCAACAAATACGGATTGTTGCAAGGTGATGATGAAGGCGAAATTGACGCAGACGCAATGTTTGAAGCCTTTGCCAAACTGGTAGAGGAACGGACAGCAGCTAAAGAGCGTGAGGCGTGTGCGAAGGTGGTAGAAGAAGAACTGTGGTTTACTCGCTTTGTTGTCGCCAAAGCAATCCGAGCAAGAGGTGAAGCATGACGCAAGATGAAATCATTGAGATGGCTATTCAAGGCCATGCAAGCACAAGAGATGCTATTCGATGGGCAATGAGGCAAGAGCGTGAGGCGTGTGCAAAGGTGTGTGAAGACAATGCAACCGACCTATCCGAAGGAGATTGGGACTCTGCTTGCATCAACTGTGCAGACCATATTCGTGAAAGAGGTGAAGCATGAGCACCTTTGAAGACCCATTCCAGTACCCAGAAAGAACACCTGAGTGGCTGGCAGAGATAGAAAGACAAAAACAAAGAAATAAAAGATCAAAACGCCTTGGCAGACCTATAGGTAAACATGGTGGTAGAAGACCAGGAGCAGGTAGACCAGCAGTAAAGAAAGAAGAAAAACCCTTCAATCTTGTACTAAACTCTATTCAAGAGAAGAGTTTATTGGAGTTAGGTAGTGGTGACTTGAATAAAGGAATTCAAGTTCTTGTAGATAAATACCTTTGAGAGGATAGAAATGCAAAGCAAAGAAAACACATGGCCCTTCCCAAGTTATCCACCCGTTCCTTGGACTGCCAAACAAATCAAAGAATACGCGCAACAACAACGTCAACAAACAGAGGACGCACCGCTATGAGAGAAGCATTGAAGCTGGCGCTTGAGGCGTTGGATTACGCTGGATATTTGACAGAGCCAGAAGGTGACTTGGGCTGTAATTGCCTGATTTGCCAAGCCACCGCTGCCGTCAAAGAAGCCTTGGCACAGCAAGATCAAGAGAAAGAACGATGCGTTGGTTGCGAGGCTTGTATTGATACTGCTTGCGGTCGTGATGAATGTCCAAAAGGTTGGCCTAAAGCGGCACAGCCAGAGCAGGAGCCTGTGGCGTGGGGAAACTTAGCGAACTGGTGTTTGGATTCTGACCGTGTGCTTATTACAGACAAAGACAAAGCAGCCAAATATAACAGGGACGTTTACGACTTGACGCCTCTCTACACACATCCACCCGTACCCACAACACAACCAGAGAAGGACATTCCAAAGATAGGCTGCGTGAATCACGACTGCGACAAGTGCAAGGCACAGCCAGAGCATGAGCCTTCATATTGGCTTGGGTATGGCTTGCAAGCGCACACAGAAAAGCCGTTTGAAGGCGCAACACCTGTCTACACCACCCCACCACAGCGCAAGCCGCTGACGGATGAGCAGATTGAAAATATTGCCAATTCAAAATTGTGTATTTATTCATTTGCCAGAGCCATAGAAGCCGCCCACGGCATTAAGGAGTAAGACATGACAGCAATTCTTCATATTGTTTTTTGTGTATTTTTTAGCGCTTGGATTTACAGCAAGATTAAGGAGATTTTGAATGAGTATTTTTGATCAAATTGCATCTGCTGTTGCTTCTGATTTTGTTACAGGCTCAACAGTTAACCAACAGTATCAAGCACCACAGCGCACATGGGTTGGGCTGACGGATGAGGAGCTGCCAGCACTTGTTGGCGACAACGGGAAATACATGGAGTTGAAACAAGTGCGCCGCTTTTACAAATACGTTGAAGCCAAACTTAAGGAAAAAAACACATGAGTGGCTGGCGTAAACGTGGAGGCGGCAGATGAGTGAACGCAAACCCATCGGCTTGACAGTACCGTACCGAGAAGTTGGCTACAGAGAGCCGATCAAGGTGTTGGAAGAAAAAGTAAAAGCCCTTGAACAACGTATTGAAAAGTTAGAGAAGGAGAAAAGCAATGGTGAGCGAACAAG